ATCAGGCACAGTGACTCCAAAATGCTTGAATACTTCCATCACCAATCCCCAACAATCCAATCCATTCTTTACATCTCTGCCCCCATTCACAAATCTCTTTCCTACAAGTTCATTTACTTTAACCATACATACCACCTGCTATTCCGGGGCTGCCCCCGTAGTTTTGTGAGTTGTTACGTAATTTACATGCTTCGAGCGTATGGTCACAATCGCTGTACCCTAACTGTATAATGACACTGGCGCCCGGCGCTTCTGCAACAAACGCTCTTCCCCCGTCAGCCTCATTAAATACTCTCACATAAGATTGGGTAATAAGATGGGAGGCATCTGCAACAAACCATCCATTGTTGGATACAGATCCAGACACTTCAAACACGGTATCTGCGTCTAGCTTCCATCTCGCGCGAGGAGCCGGCGGTGGAATAGGCGCTGGTTCCCCGGGTGCGCCCGAAAACACATCACTAACTAATGAACCACTAATCACCTGCTGTATTATATTATAATCACCGCTCGTTGTAAAACGAATAGCGGTGCTGGTGAGAGAATAATCAGGTTGCACATATCGGCATAAAGCCCCACCAAACTTATGACGGCAAAATGAGGGAACATACCTATCACGGGGAAATCGCTTGCTTAGTAAACTTGGAACACCAATAGTTAGCACCACTGCCTCCGCGGTAACTTCGCAATTCAATACCTCGGCTATCTCATCAATAGCAGGCGTAAGTAAATCAAGATGCGATGAATGCACTACTATGAGCCGTACAGTGCTTCCTACGAGTCCCGCGGTAACCTTAACCCGCTCTCTCAACCCGCCATCCAAATCCACATCCCCTATCTGTAATTTGTGTATGGGAAATTCACCACTTGTGGACACACTTATATCATCCATAGTTATGGACAGCTTAGAATAAGTATTAGAGCTTATTCCCAGCGGCCAGCCAATATCAGAATTGTTATTAGCATATCGTAGAGTGGTACGTCCTGGAGTGGCAATTTCTAACAGCCAAATCCATGCACCGCTACCCGCTATCTTGGTTTGTTCGTCTATGTACGAGGAATCAAGTATATTCATCAGACCTCTTCTAGTATGAACTCCGCCATCCACCATAGGAAATTGGTATCAGAATGGGGCGTATACTTCGTAAATGGCTCCAAAAACCTCACCGTGTATGCCGTGCTATTTTCGGGATTTGTCCATGTGAAGTAATCAGAGCCCCCTGCTACACCAACTGGGATTGTGTTTGCATTTCCGCCTTCAAAAGCCTTGAGTGTATTCTTATTTACCTTAGTTAGCCAGTCATATTTTATAGTCCATTTTCGTGTTATCCGTGTGAACCGCGCCCGTGTCTTGACATATCCACCTTCAGATGTACTTTTTACCACAGGATCGTGAGCCATTGTATCATCAAATACTCCCACGATGGGATTATGTATCTCCGTTCCTCGTCTATATAATGTTGGAAATGTAGCCATACTTATCCTCCAAATCTCGCACGGAAATTAGGGTCAGTATCCATTCTCTCCATAACTGTACTAATAACCCACTGCTTGCCATCAAAGCGCCGTCCTGTTTCACGTAGGCTAACTGGCTCCCCTTTATTCTCAATATTGATGGCTACCTTACCCACTGCCTGTTTCTGCAAACCCTCTCCGGGAAACTGACCAATATAGGGCTCTGAGGGTTCAAATTTGGGAACAAAAATATCCTTGACACTCCGAGACATTGTGTCCAGCATTGCCCCATATCCTGTATCTGGAGCGCTGGCGGATACGCTGCCTTTGAGAAATGTAGCTGTGCCAAACGGTCTTTTTATTCCCTGACCAAAAATAGACCACCACAGATCGCCTGCAAGAACTTCTGAGGCAAATTTATTAAAAGAACTGAGGATGTTCGTGAACATATTCTCAAAGAAGTCTTCAAATGTTCCACCCTTTTCTATAACATCGTTAATCGTATCTGCCCATGCGGATCGTATATCAGCGTTCACGTCTGTGAACATGTCTTGCCAATCTCGCATACTTTTTACTACAGTAACCACACCAGATTTCCATCTCTTTTCCCATATAGTTGCCGTCTTTATTGACCTCTGCATAACAGCTATTTCTTCCTTACCATATTCTTGGATAGCTTGGTATAATTTTTCATATTCTTCCGATATTGTAATTCTGGGGGCTTTGATACCTTTAAATAGAATAGGTTCTTGCATGAAAATGCGAATTGTATCCACAAGACCACCAAGGATGGCTGTTACCCGGGCGACAATAACTTGCATAGAGGCGGGTAGATTAGCCATTAAAACATCAAATAATCCCGTTAAGCTTGCAATATCCTTTTTTGCTCGCTCCACCGTATTATCATAGATTTCCTTAATTCCCGCCGCTGCCACTGCCGCTGCTTTCTTCGCCGCTTCTGCTGTCTTTTCCACAGGTAATTTAAGCAACTTCGTGAATTGTTTAGCAATCATGTCGTAACCTTCACTAAAAAGCTCCATTTCCAGCGCAGTACGAGTAGCATCCCAGCGTATCAAAGGTGTTCCGAGCTTATGTTCTTTAGCCATCATTGCTTCACGGTGCGCAATCCACGCTAATGTTTTAAATTTCGCTTTTACTACGTCAACAGCGTTGGATGCCGCAGCAGTGAAACCTTTCCAAGCGTCTTCCCAGAATGGTTGTGTGAGTTGTGCTCGAAGTAGATAGAGGGATGCTATTAATATAGTAAATGGATTCATCAAACCCGCTACGGATACTTTTATTAGAGCGGCGGCGAGCGCCACAAACTGTGTAACCAGGCTCGTTAGTACAAGGGCAACTGGCGGACCTATTACCGCTATTGTTCCTAACACCGTTCCCCATTTGAGAGTCGTAATAATGACGTCTTTATTGGCTTTGATATATTTTCTGAATTCCACTATATTATCGCGTACCCTGCGTGCTACCCTTTCTATCGCAGGTACAAGTAAATCCCCTACAACTATGGCTACCCTTTGCGCTTCCCTCCAGAGCTGCCCCAGCACCTCCGTGAATGCTTTCATCTGTTTCCCAGCAACCCTCGCTGTAGTTCCGGCCGCATTCTGTATCTCATTTGCGTATTTTGCTAATGCCTTTGATCCGTAGTTGAATAGTACAATCTGACCAGCGATAGCCCTACGTCCAAACAACATCTCAAACACCATATTCTTATATTCATCTGTTGTTCCTTTTAATCTATCACTTATTTCTCCCATAATCTGAATGAATGGCTTCATTTTACCCGTGGTATCATAGGTATTGAGTCCTAACTCATAGATAAGTTCCGCCATACCCCCCGTAGGCGACATAAGATTAGTCATGGCACGTCTAAGCACAGTACCCGCCATCGAGCCCTTTATACCAGCGTTGGCCATGACACCAAGCATGGCTGTTGTTTCGGCGAGTGTATTATTTGTCAAGCGGGCTGTGGAGGCTGCGTAGGAGAGTGCTCTGGATAATGTGTAGAATTGCTGATTAGAACTAATGACGGTTTTGGTTATCTGGTCGGCTATTCTTCCTGAGTTCTCGAATTCCAGTCCAAACGCCCTAACAATATCCACCATACCTTCTACTGTCTGGGATAATTCTGATCCCATAGCGCGGGAAAGCATAATAGTATCATTAAATGTCTGCATCTGCTCAGTTACAGTCAAACCAGCAGAACCGAGATAGTAGAATGCCTGAGCAGTGCTTGTGGCTGCTTTATTCCACTTCACTGACGCATCCAGCGCCATCTCTGACATCTGCTTGAATTGCTCTTCAGAAGCCTCACTTACAGACGTAGCGTGGCGTATAGCCTTGTCAAACTTACCAAATTGACGTTCAATAAGGAATAGCGATCCTACAACCACAGCGCCCATACGGGCAAATGTACGAGAGAGTGCTGTAACCTGGGCTGTAGCACCCCTCATTGACGAAGTCCAGCCTGTTGTATTTAACTTCAAATATCCTGTTGCACTTCCTACATTAAACACCTTTTCCGCCTCCTATAAATTTCAGCATATCCCAAGTTGCCTCTGAGCGTTGTCTCGTACTTTCCTCTTTGGTGGTGGTGAGTTCGAGCTCCTCCATTGCTCTTCCACCATCCTCAGACATACCAATCCCTACACCGTAGGCAATTGTGGCAACCATTTGCCGTCTTATGGCATCCGCTTGCCTCAACCAGTATCCCTTCTGTCTCAACTCCATATCAATGAGTTCTTGCCACGTAAACATACCAGGGAAGGCCGCAGCTATTGTAGCTATTTCGTCACTACGGCCTCTGGGACGTTTTTTGCTTCAAGCTCCTCATTGACGACTCCCATAACCGACTTCACAAGCATTAAAAGTTTGCGTAAACCAAGTTTGCCAATGTCTTCTGGTTTCGCGCCTAATATCTCGGCCATAATACCAATGAGAGGCTCAGTATCGCCAGACCCCTTTTCATCCGCCTCTTTTCCAAGCGCTTCCATTTTCTTAGCGAGTTCCCTTGGAATATCATCAATGGTATATGCTTGCTTGTTTACTGTGATTTCGATAGGTTCACAAAGTTCATCAATGTTAATTTTGGGCATAAACCCTCCTTTTAGTATGAATCACTTATATTTACCCGACCCGCTGACCACAATTTACCACTTGTCAGATCAGGATGGGCTTTGAATGTGAACGCATATACTCTCTGGCTACCCATGCCAAATGTCACATCCCAATTGGCTTGTGGATAGGTGTGTTCAAGTCTCATCCACGTTCCATTATCTGCTTCAATACCGGCTACGATAGGTTTCACCAATAATGGTAATCCAGAATCGTACATGGATATGCCGGTCACATTTGAAGGGAGAATAGCTACGCCAGTGGTACCTGAATTTGAACCGCCTGGAAGAATTGTAGCAAGAATAGCACATGTGCTACGTGTCATAGGCACGTGTACTGAACATTCTGAATATCCGGATACAATGGTATCCACAGGTGTTCCCCCATGTATTGCCTCAAATACTTCTCCGGCATCCGCTGAGTTGAGTGTGAGCTTCGTCTCTTCAAATATCTCGCTGAGGGTATCACTCCCCCAATCGACAATAGCCGGACCTAAATCTCTCGTTGGTCCCATTACTCCTAAAGACATAATATACTCCTTTTATAATATATTAGTTACTGTCACATCGACAGGCATTGTAAACACATATCGCCTGCCGGACTCGTCCAGACCTACATAATAGGGCGTCCTGCATTCAAAATCACAGACATATATTGGACC